TTGACACAACATTAGTCGTCAGAACTCCTGAGACTAGTGGCACACCAATACAGGGTGATGCAATAGGAACACTATTTGGAGATAGATTAACTCCATATCCATCTGGTGAACTTGTAGTACAAACTCCAAATGCAGGATTTGCATTAATATATCTTGGTTCAACTGATAGTAATGATCAAATAGGAATCCCAACCAGCGTACAGGGTTGGTGGTTAATGGAGGTATAATAAATGGCAAATTATAATAGGATAAAGGCAGCGAAAGCCAGTCCAGTTGGTACAATTATGCCATGGACTGGTAGTACAAGTTCCTCAGCACTGGTTGCAGATGCCATACCAAAGGGATGGATAATATGTAATGGTAATCAACTCAAAGCAAAAGATTATCCAATACTCGCACAGATACTAGGTAATGAATATGGTCCTACAGTAGAACCAGGTCAACCATTTGTTGGTATATCTAATTCATATCCAAGTTACAATGACGATGATGTCTTTAATTTACCAACACTTAATCAGCAAGTGCCAATGGATTTAGAGGGTAGTTTATTATCGGGTGTGGAATTGAGTGTTGTAGGACAATATATTTCAAAAAATGGATTTGAAGGTAATCAACCATTATCAAATGTACTGTCGTATATTGACGCAGAATTTATAACAACTCCAGAAGCAGAACTATCAGGAAAGATAAAAGGAATTGCCTTAGAGGAACCATCATATTTTGATACTATTAGAACTGTACCTAGAAAACTAGGTACTGAGCATACTGCTACACATACACATCCAAGACCATCAGATGGAAGTGTTTATCCATCTGTAGAACTAGGTGGTGCTTATGTGGGTATGTTTGAAGCAGGATATTTTGAGAGTCAAGGTAATGAATACTCAACAGGATCAGATGTTGGTTACTCTAATGATGAACCACTGGCAGATACATTTAAAACTGGTGAAGTTTTTTGGACTGCATATGACCCTGCAGCAACATCATTAGTTGAATGTGATAGACACAGACATTTTGGTAATTCATCTGAAGTTATACCATTAGTACCAAGTCTTGATAGAAATATTCCACCTTATGGACAAACAACTGGTCCTGGCGGAACGGGATATGCAGATGATAACTCATGTATATCACAGGTACAACAGGCAGCAGTCACAGCACCATTCCCACCACCTGGCGTATACTTAGGACAGAAAAACTATTACGCATCAGATCAAGTTCCCTTAGCAAGAAGAAGTGATGGATCAACTCCTGTAATAGGACCACAAAATGACTATTATGGTGCACCTGATACAGCAGCTGGTAGAGATTTTCCATATCCTACTACATTAAATCATAGTGGTGATGCTTTCACTGATGCAACATTAGGATCACACAATCATTTCACCATTGACATAACAATGACTAATGGACAAATGAATTTGCCTAGCACTATACTCATAAATAATATGACGACTGGAAACATACAACCTATAAATGTTGACAGAGCACTTAGTGTGCAGATCAATCCTAACACACCATCATTAGTCACTTTGTACATTATCCGAGCATACTAATGCCAGTATTATACTCAAAAGAAAAAGGAAAACTTGGTACATTGACAGGATCAATTATTAATTGGTCTAAACAATTAACATCTAATGATCCCTCAGATGTCACATTGTATCAGACTCTTCCTGCTGGTTATTTGAGATGTGATGGTTCAGTTTATCTTGCAGAAAACTTTCCAGAACTTGCTGCTATATTGGGTGTAGGAACAAATTGTAGGTATAAAAAACCAGATACTACATTACTTGAAAATCAATTTCAAGTACCAGATCTTAGTGCAAAGTCTACCAAGACATCATTTGGTGCAAACTTAGGAGACTATCAGGATACATATTTGAATAATGATGCAGGACAAGAGATAACAAAATCTGGTGTGGGATTAGAAGTTAGTAGCAATATAGGTACATCTTTTGAGATACAATATCAAGGTAACTTCTTTTTACCAGCACAAACAATAGAAATTACTGGACAACCAGGTTTTGCTAGATCCAGTGGTAACTACACAGAAGAGACAGAAGTATTACATACAGCATTTCAACCTCATGCTCACTTCCATGATGGTAAAAGAGCAAGAACTGCATCACCAACAACCGAGTTTTCTTTATTTGGTAGAAATGCATACAAATCTAAGTCTACATTATGCATCATACCATGGGCAGACAATACTACTCAACCATTATGTAAGGCAGCTGCATCTAAGCAAGTTGCTCTACAAATGCCAAACAGAAACAAATCAAACCAATGTTTTACTTTTTTAGTTGGAGGTCCTAGTCAGGAGACATACTTCTATTTTGGTGGATGTTGGAATGGTTGTGATTTTGCAACTCAGGGTAAATGTCTCGTACCTGGCGATATTCCTATATTAAATCCAGATGGAAGTGGTACACCAACAGGACAAATATACCAGTTTGGATGTAATGGTAATGGATCTCAGTTAGGATGGCCTATGTACGCAGGAGAGGGAGATGCTCCACAAACAGGATTTTGTGGAAATATGTTTTATACTGGTGAAATGACTTGTAGAACAGGACCTCAATGTAATGTAGGTCCTGCAGACTGTAATGACTACGTTGACACTAAACCGCCAGATTCTCATATGAAATTGGGAGCAAACTATACACCAGCACTTGTAGATAAAGCAACTCAAGTGCCATTTGACTCACGAGCAGATAACCCTGCTTTCGCTGCTCTCAACAATACAGTGACTGATGTTGAAGAGTTTGGTAGAGATTGCATACATAAACATTTTATGCCTTTTGAACAGGATCCGCATAACTTTACTGTTGTAACAAAACCAACATATATTCCTGCTGATGCAATAACATCTACAATTCAGATAGATGTAAATGAGTCAAACAAGGCAGATGGTTACATACAACCATTCTTAATTCAAGAATTTTTAATTAAATATTAACATGGCAACATACAGGAATTCCTACGCTAATTATTATTCCGACAAGACTGGTAACCACTCTCCTGTCGGATCAATTCTTCCTGTCTTTGCTGATATAAATCTTGCTGCAAACGGTCCTGAATATACATATCCACAACATTTATATTGTGATGGTCAGACATTAAAAATTCGTGACTATCCAGAACTATACAGTATTATACAGAATACCTATGGTGGTTCTCCATCAGTTAATATTACACAAGCAAATCAACCTGGTGGATTAAGAAGATCATTTATCATAAACAATAAATTATTTTTCAATTTTTATTGGGACTCTAGTAATAACAAGGTAAGTGTAAAGAGACCATATCCATTTGGTGCAGTGTTTAGATTTAATAATCTAATAACAAATCCATATGGTGCATTTCCAAGTGCTGGTATATTTAATCAGGAAACATTCTACCAATTATCTGACCCATCAGAAAGTATAGTAGGGATTGGAGATGTGACAAATGAATTTACATATGAAATAATACTACCAGATAATGTTGATCTATCAACTGTTACACCATCAGATTATACTAAAAACTTTTCAAATGTAGTAACCCAATTCTTTACTACTACTGGTGCTACTCATCCTGATATATTTGTACAAAAATCATTTTCATTAACAGATTTTCCATATAATGTTGGGACATTTGCTCTACCAGATTATAGACAAAGAAAGATACTTGGATTTGGTACTGTTAACGGAGCAGGAACAGCAACACCAGAGAATGCAATTAACAACTTTGTTGGACAGACTGGTGGACAGTGGTACATTCCTAAGAATACATTGATTGATGGTGGTGAGTTCTTTGTAATTGGTGATGTTAAAAGCACAGGATATAATTCAATTTCAGCAGATATTCCAGCATATCTTACAGGATCTGTAAAATATGTTGTAGGACCTATGGATGATTATGTTTTTCCATTCCCTCCTACACACAGTCATAGAATATTATCAGTAGAAGTTGATGAGACAAAACAAGTAGAATTGAGTGGTACTCCTACTGATAAGTTTGCTGTAACTTATATTAATAGTAGAGCAAACATCAATTTATTTGAACCAAATGGATCTGCTGGTGGTGCATTAGGTCACTCACATGGTTTGATTGGTGTGCCATTACAAAATTCACTCACAGCAACATATGGTAATACTAATGGCATCGGTGAAACATTATCAAATACTGGTGCTGGACAATATCAATACATGGTATCAGAGTCAGCAACAATTGCTGTTCTTTCTGTAACATATGATTCTGCTAGTGGATTTATAACAGTCAATACAGATGGAAACCATAACTTATCAATAGGTGATATTGTAACTGTAAGTAATGCTTCTCCGTCAGAATTTGTTGGTAACTTCACTATTGTATCAGATGGATTTAGTCTTACTAATTTTAAGGTACTACCAAGAGATGGAGAAACACCTGGTCAAGCAACTGCTGGCGGTACAAGTATAAATGTTAAATTAGCAAATGGTTATTTTGCTGAAACAGAAATTATAGAACCACCAAGAATATATGTTGTTGATATTAATACAGCAGTAGGTGGTAAAGAACAAACATTTACGATACCAGGTAATACTACTACGATACAAGAAGATACTTTTACTGGAACTGCTGGAACAACTGTACTAAAACCAAATCCAAGTCAAGGAACAATCGCTGGATGTTACATAACAATAAAAGGACCAGGCGGTGGAGGTGCAGACAGTGATAATGATGCTACAGATGGTGGATATGCACAAGTTGGCATAACTGTTGATGGTAATTTTTATACAATTAAGGTCACAGGTGGTACTGGTGGAGCATCTGGTGCTAATGGTGGTGCTGGTGGTGTTGGAGGAACAATTGAAGTGCCACAGGTATTGTTAGATGATAGTAGATTTAATATAGGATGGGTAGATGGTCAAGATGGTCAAGATGGTGGTATGCAAGGTCTTGGTGGTAATGACGTTCTAGGTGGTGGAATGTATGGATCACCTGTTTTACCACAAGGAGCAAATACTACAGGTGGAGTTGGAACAGCACAAACAAAAAATATTAGTGTATCTAATCCAACGGTAACATATACTGATAATGGATCATGGGCAGTACCAGAGCAAGTAACGAATGAGACAAGTAGAACCATTTCAATTGAAATGTCTGGTGGTGGAGGAGGTTCTGGTAATGGTAATGCTAACTCTAACTGTACTGGATTCTGGCCACTTTGGAACGGGACATCAGGTTGGCCAAAAACAATAGATGGTAGAGAAGGTGGACTTGGTGGTATAGGTGGTAGAGGTGAAAGAATATCTGGAACTATTAGTGCTGCTGGTGGAACATTAAACTGGGAACTAGGTAATGGTGGTAATGTAGGTTACAACAGAAGATCAGGAACGTCAGGACCAGGTACAGTAGGTAATGACCCTGCTACAGGAAATCCATGGGGACCTCCATGGCCAGGTGGTGTTGGTACAGGAAATGAACCAGGAATTCCACCTGGTGTATCTGGTGCTACTGGAACTTTATCTGGTGCTGGTGGTTATGGTGCATGGGGTAATGGTGCTACTGGTGGATCAGGTGGTAGTGTCACAGGTTTATTCTACAATGGAATCCTCATCGCTGGTGCTGGCGGTGGAGGTGGTGGCGGTGGATCAGGTGGTGGTAATAACGGTGGTTCTACCACTGATGGTTGCTACGATGGTGCTGCTGCAGTAGGACCTCCAAGTTCACTTCTTACAATCAACGGACCTATAGATTTCGCTACTGGTGCCAGTGGTAGTGGTGGAAGTTGCTCCGCTGGTGGTGGAGGTGGCGGTGGTGCTGCCTGTGGTGTTATTAATGTAACTAATGGAGGAACAGGAGGAACAGCAGGATCAGGTCACGGTGGTAATGGCGGTGGTTCTGGTGGAGGAGCTGGTACTTCTGCAGTCAGAGCAGGATACTGGAATAGTGTAGTGCTAGACTCAAATGGTTCGTTACCAACAGATAAAGGATATGTAAAAATATCATATTCATATACTCAAGATTATTGGGATAATGTTGGTGGTGCTGGTGGACAAGGTGCTAATGCTACAATTTCTTTCGGAGCAGGAGTAGAAACAGACGTTGTTGTATCATTACAAGCACCTGGTCAAGGTGGTGGACTGGGAACTGATGGTGGTAGTGGAGAGATATATGTAAGGTATTTTGCTCAAGAATCAGGAACTACAGTGCCAGGTGGAACTTCATCACCAACAGGAACATATTATGAGGGAGATGCCGATGGAAATCCTGTTGGTGCACCTCAAACAGGAAATGTATGGTTATCATCAACAGATCCTGGCATCAAAGAGAGAGCATTTGGACAAGGAACTGGAAATAATCTTGGATTTGCTGGATCATCATCAAGTATACCAAACAATACAGCAAATAAAATATTACAGTACATAGCATTTACAGGTTCTGCTTCAGATGCTGCTGGAAAAAGACAGTTAGAGGTAGGAACATTTGATCTTAGAGATTGCAATACTATAGGATTTACTATTATTAGAGGTAGTGGACAAAATGGTGGAGAAGCTCCATCCCAAGCACTAAATTTATTCTATAAGAAAGGAGCATCTAATAATACTACATTGTTTAGTCAGATATTGTTGGCAGCTGATACTAATCCAGCATGGCAAAGAGTAGATTTGAGTATCCCAGAAGGAGATGCAATGAGAGCATTAGACGTAACCTTAGTTATAGAACAAGATAGAGGACCGACATATCAGTCTGCAGCAGCAACCGATGATAATTATGGACTAGGTGCTATTTCATTCTTCTATGATTCTTCAGTTCAACAAACATTTATATCTACTGGTGGTGCTACGTTAGCAGGAAACATAACTGAAGGTGGTCAACCATTAGAAGGATCACTGGACACTGGTATTGATGAAGTGAGAAGAGAAGTAACAGCACAACAAGCAGGAATTGTAACTACAGATGGTACATTTACAATGTCATCATCTACACCTATAACTACGACTGCAATTGTGACTGCAGAGAATAACATTCCTCTCATAACTAAATACCATAGGGTAAAGTATTTAATTAAGGCACTATAATGGCAACTATAGCATCACCAGCAGAAACTTCACTATATTTGAATGCCTTTGACAAGACCATTCAATTTGAAGGTATAATGAAAACTATAGATGATGATTATTGGGCTAGCGAGATAGTTCCAATACTATATCCTCTATGGGATTCTGACAATGATAAATTAGAATTATTCGTAAAATATAAAGATGATACTGTCAAAATGAATAAGACTAAGTATCAAAGAAATCAGAAGACTGGAGCATATAAATGGGTATCATATCAATTTGATCTATCACCATTTCCAACAGAAATTTCAGACATGTCTACCAGAATCATTGAGAAGTGGACAGAGTATAGACAAGGACAAGAGAATGATTTAGAAAGAAATCTCGCAGGACATTTCGCAAAGACATCAATATTAAACTGGACTAAAGTTAAATTAATCAGAAACTTCTTATTAATGGACAGTGACTGGACACAACTTGGTGATGCACCTTGTAGTGATGCAGAAAAAGCAAGATGGGTAGCATATAGACAGAAGTTAAGAGATATACCAAAAGATCATGCAACAATAGGTGCTAACTCAGTGCCATTTCCTATGACACCACCAAAATGGGCTGCTCTTGCTGATGGTGAAGATTATCTTAGTGCTACATCACATTTCTTTACCATACCACAGTCAGTATACAGTAAGTTCTCAACCAGAATTGTAAACTATCTTGCAATGGCAATAGGAACAACAAATATTGATGGGATGGACGTTACTAAAATTGATGTACCAAAGAATGTTCAGACATCACTCGTATCTGAACTTGATGAAATACTTGACTTAATTGACAAAGGAGAAATCTAATGCCACTAATATCATTAAATCCAAAATCTAAAGAAATGCTAGTTGCTGATTATGCAAAGGCAACTGACAAATTTGTTGTAGTGATTGATAACAGTAAATATCATACACTATCAGCAGATAAGAAAGCAACTGTACTTGCATATTATACACCTATACTACCAGAAGCAGAGATTGACAGGATATTTGAGTTAGAAGACATATACTATTATTTTGTAACAGAATTACAGGCAACAGACGTTTGCTTTGATTGGTTCCCACAACCACAGAACTTACCAGACGCAGATCATTATATAAGAGCATACGTTATAAAACCAGACGGTACAATACCATACGAGAACGCAGATCCAACACCACCAGGTTGACAATCAGGTAATATATGATAGAATAACAGCAGTTGAATAATAACATGCTGGAATTTTGTTATGAGCTTCCTTATGAAGACATGGATTTTACAGATCCAGAAATTCACAAACTTTATCGTATTGGTAGGGGAGAACAAGGAGTTCTATTGGTACGCCCTTATACAGACGACATTTGTGCTCATTGGAAATTTAGAACCCCTGACATAGCAGTGAAGTCTGCTAACAAGATATTTGCCATGTATCTTGACTACAGAGACGAGGAAGATTTCGTTGGTATGGACATGTGTCGTAAGTTTCTTGAAATGGGATTTACCAGATCACGGAGATATGCCAATCATAGAGACGGTAAAAAGTATGATAAAAAAGGTAATATAATACCCCAAGAACCAGATCATGCTACTTGTCATTTTGCTAAGTCTGCTAAGATATTTAAGAAAGTTAGAGATATTGTTGCCAAAAATGACACATATGTTAAAATGAGAAAACATTGGAGAAAAGAAGTTGAACATTCCCAAGAAGTACGAGTTAACGCACTTGCAACTGCAAGCAATGTTAAGAGATCACAATATTCCAACTCTAAAGTATCTCGGACAGCGTGAGTATACTGAAGAGTACGAGGGACATCCTGAGTTACATG